AACAAATTCAGCTGTCTTGATCTTTTGATCCGACACATCATTTTGAGCGGTTGGCGTGGGTGTTGGTAGTGCATTTTTCGCTGTGATCGGTTTTGGGTTTTCTATTGCATCCTCAAACGAGTAATTAAACCCGTAAATCTGACGGTAAACCTCGTTTTCAATTTCTTTACGATTAATGCTCACAATTCCTTGTGTGCATACAATTATAATTGCACAAGCAAAAATTATTATGTCTCTACAAATATTATTGACAATACTGTAGTTTCTCTGCACATACTACCGCATGAAACAAAAATCAACGGTATATCTGATCCCTGAAACGATTGAACAAATTAAATTTCTAATGGATTTTTACAGTCATAGTTTCTCAGGATTGATCCGAATGCTGATAAAAAGAGAGTTCGAGAAACTTCAATAACTATTCAGTCACAATATAATTTGAAAGCGGTTTTGCATTTGATGGCATTTCATAACATCTACAGCCCCAATCAGTCCCCGGATGCCCGGTGTGTCGTCGTCCGTATTTATCGACAGTGGTCGGCGGATCGGAATACAAAAAAGTTTTCCCGTTCAGCTTCCTGTGTGTTTTCCGCACCACATTATCTTCTTGGGACTGCCATTTGTATTTTTCGCCGTTTTCAGAAATGATCTCGTGATTGATATCTTTCCCAAGATCGAAGGCCGATTGGCTCGCCAACTGTTCAGATTTATCAAGAAGATTTTCCGAAAAAGAATATACTCTGTAAACGTCGGTTCCAGCTTTTTTCTCAGCGTCCGTCAAATACAGATCGTTCAATAGCTTTTGCATTTTTGGGGACTTTATTTTAATGTAATTATCAAAAACCTCTTCTTTAATCTTTCCCTTCTTGGCATCAGATACAGACTGAATAGTTTCCACTAATATCCGCTGATCTTTTTCCCATTGGTCGGCTTTTTCCTTAATTGTCCCGTAGTAAATTTTGATCTTTCTTTCTGCATAATACTCAACTAGATCGCGTTCATATTTTTTCCGAAAAGAAAAAACCCTTTTATAAAAATCGGAATACGTTTCTTTGGTTGCCCTTTCTTTCCAAACATCTATAGCAAATTTACGGACGATTCTCTGGTAGTGTTTCTCGTGTTTCTTGAAAACATCGATCACGTTTTTTCTTTCTCACTTTGCTGGATACCGTCAAAATTGTGATCCTCCCTCAAAACTCCTTCCGCCTTGAAGGTTTGTTCCAAGTCTGGATAATCAGCCATTTTAATCAGATTGTCGATCACCCTGGAATCCGCCTCCGCTTTCTCCGCATCGGTCGGCTCATAGAGTGATTGAAATTCCACATCAAAAGCATCCTCATATCCAGAGTATTTCTTAAATTTCTCATCATGCCTCAGAAGGAAATTTACAGCATAGCGATAAATGGGTGCTATTTGATCAACCTGCACTTGTGACCGGATATTTTGGTGAGTGATCCTCATATTGAAATTGTTACCGGAATAGCTCGCAGTATCAGAACCATAAAAATAGGTTGCATCCACACCCGTAAGCATTCCTTGAAATTCTTTGATGATCGGAGCTATTTCTGCAAACCCCGGCGAAAAATTGTTGCTCAAGATTTCAAGACTTGCCCCTGATGGAACTTTTACGGCAGTTGAAAGAGATAGGTTAGAACTGACCTCATCTGCAAGTTTTTTCAACTGTGCCATTTTTGTATCGTTCTGTCCCTCGCCGTCCCAGTTCTGAACAAGAACCTGAGCCCTGATACAAAGAACTTTGATTGTATAAAGATAGATATTGATCGCCTCCGCCGCATCTTTTAGCTGGATTATTCGGTTTTTCCCGATTGAGAAAATAGGATCAAAGCCGGGGCAAAGAAAATGAGCAGTCACACCATTTTGTAAAATATTCCCTAAACAAAATAACTGGTTCACTCCCGATTCATTATTGAGGTAGTCGATCTTTGAATACTGGTGAGCAGAGGCATAAGTGAACTGAGTGTCATTAAAAATATTAAACCGAACTTTACCGCCATCCAAAATAGGCACTATCAGAGAACCCCTCGGAGAAAGAGCCGAATACAGAAGCATTTTTTTAACGCGGTTATTAAAATTTGACCGCCGGAGGTATGTCGCCACTTCCTCGCCGATCTTCTTTCCGTCCTCACCATCAAAAACGATTTCCGGCATCTGCCGGGTTGCCATCGAAATTGGCAGATCGATTGTTTGTGCAAGTGTCGGAATTGATATATAATATTGATAGTTGTATATATAGGGGGAATAGTCGATGTAAGAACTCATTATTGTAGGATCATTGGCTGTCCCGATCTGCAAAGAGCGTTCTGAATAAATCGAGTTGAAAACCGATTTGAATTTATTTGTTTCCGGGAGCTGAGTTACATCCTCCTTCGTGAACGGGCTTTTCTCAATAGCATTATACGCAGTCACATGCGATTTATTCACGGGTTCTGTATATAGTGTTTTACAGGACTTTCCAGACGTGATCACCCCGTGTGCTGCACTCTGATAGTCAACGTAGGATTTCAGGAACTCAGGAGAATCAAAAGAAAGACTGCTCTTTTTTGTATTCGATCCGTACGCTTCTCTGACACGCTCGTTTTTGATGTCATCAACGATAGACCAGAGCTTTCTTGAATTTACGATATCTTTGATTTCATTTACGAGCGTTTTGTTTTCAGCTAGCTCCATTACAGGTAAATTTTTTAGTATTTTAAGACCTTCAAAAAGGTTGACAATTTTTTGTTCGCTATTCACTTTCTTTCACCTCAAAATTTACATTTTCCAAATATTTGCCCGTCTCATAAAGCGGATGGTTGAAACCCTTCTTCTTGATCGTGGCAGGTGCATTGGATACCGTCGACCCTGATTTTATAATTTCTTTAATCTCTTTTTTAGCTGACTGACCGATCTGAGTAAACAAAACTTTTTTTCTTTGAAGGATCAGTTTTTCAGCCTGTGCAGAATCCTTCATTTTTAACGCCATGAAGTAATTTTTGAGATACGCCTTGATTATTTTCTTGTTCCGATTTATAGCAATATCCAAACCCATTCTTTGAGCGGGACGGGGCGGAATGGTTTCGGTGCCGTGTTCATTCCAGAAAGCAATATCTCCCAGAGATTCCCCGTCATGGTCGATATCATTCACACCTACATTTAGGATTAAATCTTTCATATTTTTTTGCGAGCTTTTAGTCTCTCGAATTGATAGATGTATGATCTTAAACTCTTGCTTGTCAACCATAAATTGATGGCACCCGCAAGGCTGTCAATCTCATCATCATGCTTCACTCGCTTAGAATAGCCCATGATAGGATTCAAATATTCAGCATCAGTTTCCTCAAGAACAAAGATTCTGGATTTGTTTGATCCAACACCGTGCATGATCCGGCCATGCTTTAATCCGCTCTGATGGAAAGTCGTCCAGTTATTTTTAACTTTTAATTTCTTTTGTATTTCTTCGATCTTGAATCGGTTTATAAATGTATCAGCAAGACCTTCACCTCCAAGGTTATTTTCAACACAGGTTTCTATCGGCTGATAGATATCCAAAAAATCAATCATCTCGCTAATGACTTGATCGTTTGTGATCCCCTTCTGCCAGCTAGCACCTGTGAACTCAATCGGGCACTGGCGGGGATCGTCTATTTCGTTTATTGCAAACCCCACGATAGATAGGGATGTCCTGTCTGAATCGGTCGCATCTGAAAAGCTAGTGTCAATAAACGCAACAAGATACTCCGCGGTGAATTTTGGTATCTTTCTAAAAGCTCCGATTGTTTCACCGCCTTCTTCAAGCTCACCTAAATAGATATGCCGATAAGCCGCTTCATTGGTTCTTTTTAATCGTGCTGCTTTCTCCCTGCTCACTGAAGTTGCAAATGGATTGTCTAAAATATTCAGCTGGATTTTAAGCGTATCATCTCTATCCTGTGCTACAAACTCTGCGTAAAGATGATCCAGGGCGTGCCGGGGGTTCAAGCACATAATAATCACAGAGCCCTCTTTTCTGATAGTGTCGTCAAGAGAGATGAATCCGGGTTTCTGGACGTACTGCCCTTCCTCAATCCAAACGATATCAACGTCGTGCATTGATCTAATATGTCCCGCTTCCTGCCGTAGACCCTTAAAAATCACGGTTGACCCTGTTCTAATGCAGATTATTTTATCCCGCTGAATTTCAAAAAAGTCTGAAAGATTGTGTACTTTAATCACGGAGGACAAAAGAGAATGAACGGATTCGGTCATTGAGTTTTGAGATTCCCGAATACAAAGAACCTTGACCCGTTCTGAAAAACATCTAGCTATCACATACCGTGCAGTAGTTTCGGACTTGGCACTGCCTCGCCCACCATAGAGAACTATGTATTTGATTTTTCTGTGAAGAAGCTCAAAAAGAACCTTTGCCTTATCCGGGATCTGAAAATTCATCTTGAACTTTAATCGGTATAATGCTTATAGACAACGG